GTTTCTTTTAGCGATATCATTTGCACTACCAACACCACTACTAGTCTCACCTTTACCTTTATTATCTCCATCGGATAATGCATTTTTGTGTCCAGAGACATATTCATCATTACCATTATATGAATTACGCACTATTTGTTGGTTTCTAAAACCTTCTGAATTTTTTAATAATCTACTCATTTCTTTTCTATTTAATTATAAATACTTTAATTATTCTTTTCAATTGCAATTTTTAAATATTCAATCACATTAGGTACTGTATCTAAATCTTTTATTTCTGTGAATCTAAACCAACCATAACCATCATTTTCTTTATCTAAAACAACGTCATCATTATTATATTTATTAGGTAATTTACCAATAAAAATATGTTCAACATTTTCATTTCTTTGAATTACAAAAATTTCTTTAATTTCATTTACAGATAAACTTATTCCAGTTTCTTCTTTAAGTTCTCTAATAGCACCTATTATTGGTTTTTCATTTTCATCAATACCACCTCCAACCATATTCCATTTATTTGGCATCCATTGATTTTCATATGATGATCTTTTAAGTAATAAAATTCTTTTTTCTTTATTAAAAAGTATTACTACTGCATTTAAAGTTAATTTAATATTTTCTTCTGATTCACTCATTCGTATATTAGATGTGTTTGGTCTAACTATAGATGTTTTAGTATTTATTGTACCAGTATCTCTTTTAATTTCATCAGACTTGCATGTACGTGATCTTTCAGAATTTAATGTAGTTTCAACAAATGCTTGCATCTCTTTACCACCAGCTAATTCATATTGATCAATATTATCAGTTTCTGAATTAAAATTATCAAAAAAGTTTTTTAATCTTTTTAATGACTGATAAGTACAAGACTTATTTTTAATTAAATTTTTAGCTCTTTTTATACCCTCACCACTACCATTAGAAGAATAAATCTTACGAGTTAAACTATTGATAATTCTTTCAGGAATATTATATACATCACCATATAAATCTGAATTCATATTATTTCCCTTCTATTATGTTTTTTAATTTATCTTTTTGAGTTTTAGGTAGATCATCAATCAGTTCATAAATCTTTTTAGCTTTGTCAGATAATTCATGATCATCATCTTTATTATTTTTTAATTTATCAGATTTTTTATCTACAATAGCTTCTATTACTTTAGTTTCATCTAATTTCTTTTTTAGATGTGGTTCAATAATATCCATTACTTTATCCGCCCAAGCATAATCTGTTTTTTTATCATCTTCTGACAGTTTATTAAAATTACTATTTTTATGCATTTCATAGTCCTTTTTTAAATTACTAGGATTTTTACTATAATATTCCATAGTCTCAATAAATTTACCATACATTAATGATGCAAGCTCATCTCTAAGGTTATTTGCATCATTTTCAGATTCATAAAAATAAAACCCAAATCTACCTAGAAAATCATTTTCATAGTTTTGACTAGATACACTAGCATTATAGTCAGTTGTTTTATTTGCTTGAGTTTCAAGATCACCACCAGATTTAGGATTATCGTCACTTCCAATCAAATTACCATTACCATCTATGATTTCTTCTATTTGTGATTTTTTCATTACATTAATTTTATATAAATACAAAAAAAATGGGAATTAATAATCCCCATCATCAAAATAATCCATTTCAGGTTCATTAAGGTTATTTTTATTTTCTACAAATTCATCAAACGCTAATTTTGCGTTTTCCGAACCACTAAATAATGTATTCATATCTATAGAAATATCTATCCCATATATTTCTTTAAACTCTGAAAAATAACTAACTCTTTCATCTTTAACTTCCAGCTTACTTCTAAGTTCAGAATCAATCGAATCATCATTATCAACATGAAGTTTCTTTAAATTATTTTCTTCTTCAATTAACTTGTTAATATTACTAATTTCTCTAGGTGATTTAGGTATGTCAATATTACTTCTAACTATCTCAACAAATTCACCATTATTATACCCTAAACTATATTCTTCATAATTCTTAATTAAAACATAATCCCCTTTACTAAGTTTTTCATTAATAGATTTTACTCTAGATTTACCGCTACTTTCCATTTTTTTACTTAAAAAGTCTAGTGCAAAATCATAAACATCCTTTTCTAAATCATCTTCATGTCTATTAAATTTAGACCAAATTAATTCTGGATCATAACCAGTTCTATTCCAAAATTCAAGTTCTTTATCTTCAAGATACATTGACGAATCATATTCATCATGGTTAAAATTTTTCAATTGTAATTCTGACGATATAAATTGTTTTTTAGATAATGAAACTTGTTCTACCTTTTTACCACTCGCATCTTCAACTTTTTTTCGGACAATTTTTACTAATATCTTTTCTCTAATATCTTTATCAAACCCATCTAATAATACTTCAACTCTATTATTAAATGCAGCTAAATATTTATCAACATTATATTCACCAGTAAGATTAGGATTGTTTTCTAAATCTTTTTGTGAAATTAAATTAGAATTAATTTCAACAGTCTCTTCTTCTGCACCATCATCATTAATTATTTTTACTGTCTTAACATCCCCATGTGATTTACGTGTCCCAGTATTTACATAATATAATGTAGAATCAAGTTCAGGTTCAGGTTGCATATATGATTCTACTAATTTCATTATCTCATCTATTGAAAAATCATCCATAGTTCTTGGTTCTTTATCTAGAATAAACTTATCTATATTTTCTTTAAATATTACTCTGGCATCATTCTGCCTTTGAGCTAATACAAGTTCCATATGTGCCTGTCTAGCTTTAGGTTTACCATTTTTATTTGTACCACGATTCAAATAGTTTTTAATACTACTTTTAAATCTTGTTTTAGATGCAATCTTTTTTAATGGTATTTGCATGTAAAATATTTTTTCTGAATAATCTTGATAGTAAGATACAAACTCTTGCCCTCTACCTTCAAGTATCATTTTCATTGCAACATCAATGAAATCTTCAATATATTCAGGCATAGTTTTACTTTTGATAGTGTTACCAGTAAACTTAATCTTTTTCTTACTAATAAAAGAACCTTCATTATTAGGATCAGGAATTAATTTTGGTTTTCTAGTTTTTTTATCAATATCATCATACATTAATGCATAATTAATTCTTGATAAATTTAAACATGAATCAAATTCGCCATCATTATCAACGCTCATGAAATTAGATTTCATTTCTTCATTATTAAATTTTTCAATCAATGCTGAAACACCAACCTTACCATTATATTTCCACATTTCTTCAATTATTCCCTCACTTATTCCCTCAGTTACTCCCTCATTACTTATTTTTATTGTAGTTCTATCTGGAACACCAAAATTCACACCATCAGTAACTGCAAGTAGTGCCTCTAACCCATATTGACCAAACCAATCAATTGCATGTCGAAGTTCTAGTCTACCACTACAAGTAATTCTAGCTGCACATATATTATCTGACCAATTAAATGCAAAAGCTGATCCTAATGCACCAAATAATGAGTTATTAAGAATCTTAATTGGTAACTGCTTTACTTTAAACATTGATCTTTCTGATTCAGTAAAACTATTATCAATATACTTTGTATATGTATCTAAATCAATTTCCTTCATTAATTGAATTTCTTCATCTGTCAATTCAGAACTCGATGCTAATTTTTTATATATGTTACGAGTAGTAGTCATATATATAAGCATCTTTTTGATTACCCCAGTAGTATCGAACATTGGAAATATATCTAACCATAGTTGTAACATTGGATATAGAGATGCATAATCTATTTTGACAACTCTCTTAGTGAATCCCTTCTTATAGCATCTAGCTAATCCCCCTGAAAATTTTTCCAATTTATCTGGATGTGGAATTGCTAAATCATTCTCATAACTCCAAGTAGTCATTAACAAATTCCATACAGCAGCATTACCCATTGTAGCAATACGACTATATGTGGTAGGAACTATTTTTGCTAATAGAAATGATGATTGATTATATAAATTATCTACTTGTTCTGTTTCCCAAAGGTCATCTAATAAGTAATTTCTTAATATATCTTTACCATTAATGAATTCGATTCTACTACCATTTTCTTTTAATAAAATAGGAGAGTTTTCTCTAATCCAATTAACAAATTCACCATCCTTACTTAATATATTATTTTTTAATGCTTTATATTTAGCTTCACCAATTTCATTTTTCTTATTTTGTATTGTTAATAGATCATCACCTAAATATTGCCAATTATTTGGTATTTCAACATATTTATTATTTTCAGGATTAATCATAAAAACATTATTTTCTTTCCAAAACTTACCTATCTTATTTCCATCGATATATGTTCTATTAGGTTTAGCAATTCCCTCATATTTACAAATATCTTTTAATTTAGAATTTTTAATTTCACTATTAACTGCAACTGTACGCTTTACCGCATGTATTATGTCTATATTTGAATACCCCCACATTATAGTTGCTTGATATTTTTCAGTAGTACTACCAAATTTAACACTTGCATTTTGTCTTCTAATCGAACTGGTAGTACTAAGTGAAGTTTGTAACTTACCTAAATCCATACCTAATATATCAGCACGACCAATTAAATATGGAAAATCAAAACCTTCTGAATGATAACCAGCGATAGTTGCAGGTTTTACGATTGATACGAGATTAAAAAAATCTTGTATTAGTCTTATTTCAGAATCATCATCATCATCTTTATCCACCTCTAAAACCATATTAAGACCTCTAGTATCTTTAACACCAATAGCAAATACTCTACTATGTTCGAAACGTAAACCAGTTGTTTCAATATCAAATGTTAATCTATGAACATCTTTATATTCTTCAATTCCTTTAAATAATCTAACACCAGTAGAGATGAAAAATTGTTCATTTATTTTAGGCATATAAAATAATTCACGATATTTATATACTACCCTATCAGCTTTATCTCTTACGACCTTACCACTGCCATTTTTTATTGTTTCAAATGGATTTATACCACCTTCCTTAAAGAAGTCTAAGATTGCATTATATGAACGTGTAGACGTAACTTTATACATGTAACCATCTTCTAATCTAGGATGATTACCAGTTTTCATCTTTTTTATTGTAATACCATGCTTAATCATTTTAGCTTTAGTATATTCTTTATCGTCATTATATATGTAGACATTATTTTTCTTAAAATCTTTAATATAAAGAAAAGGAGTATACGGTACTAATTCAATCCTACTATCCATATTAGGTTCTTGAATTATACATGTTGCTTTATTGTCATCTGCATTAGTTTCTACATTGACGACATATTTTAGATCGTTATTTCTACCATCTAAAAATGATTTAATTTCACTAATTATTTTTCCCTTATCCATTCAATTTTTCTTGTTTTTTTGTTAAATATACATAAACCTTCATCAGTAAAACATTCATTTTTTTTATTTGTTAAAATAGAATCATATGGATAAATATCCATAAACCATAATGCAGTAACCATATTATTTGGCATTATTTCTATACACTCAGCTTTACCATCAATTTTGAGTTCGTAATCTAAGTATTTTTTTTCAGAATCATTATCAAATGCCTGTGAAATATATTCAGATAAGTCAGTAAATAATTTATATTGAATTTCTTCTTTTTTTATTTTCTTACCATAAACTCGCCAATACTCATTTAATATGAATATCATCGGATATTCAGTAAAATTAAATAATTCACTCATATTTTCTTTTTATATTTTTAATGACTTCTTCTAATACTGATTCAGTAATATTCGAACTATAATCTTCATTGTCAATTACTTTTTTTATTTCTTTTCTTTTAGATTCTAATATTGAATATACTATTTCATCTATAGTATCTCTAAAAATAAACGGATATATGTGTACCGTATTTTTTTGACCTATTCTATATAATCTATCACTAACCTGATCATACTCACCAACAGAATATGGTAATGTTAATATTATCATTTTATCTGCTGCTGTAAGAGTTAATCCATAATTACACGTAGCAATAGAACCTAAAAATATTTTAATCTTACTATTAGGGTCTTGAAATTCTTTTACCATTAATGATCTTTTTTCTACATCAGATTCATCTCCAGTATGTAATACCGATTCATTAGGATATTTCTTATGTAGTTCTCTTAAAACATCTTTAAATTGATCTATAATAACTATTTTTCCACCTTCTTGTAAAATATTTTCAATTATTTCTTCTGTTCGTACAATTTTTAATGCAGAAGTATATTGCCTTAATCTAATTAATATTGTCAATGCATTACTTTCTTGTTTAAATATATCATTGGCAACCCCTTCTTCAATATCACAATACATCTTATATTCACTAGATGTCATCTCTAACATAACTTTCTGATAAATCTTATCAGGAAGGTCAAGTACATCTTCTTTTTTTACACGATAAGTATATGGTTCAATTTTATAATAAAGCTCTTCTAATTTTTGTGATTCAACATCAGTCTCATAACCATATCCATCAACGCCATAAGTCATTCCACAATAATATTCATAAAAATGAGTCTTAGTTGCAAAATCTATTGGTGATATTTGATTAAGGACACTATATAATTCAAATGCTCTATTAGGTGCTGGTGTTCCTGTTAAAAATATTTTACTTGGTTTTCCACTAAATATTTTATCCTTAAATAGTCTTTTAAAATTTTTATATGTATTTGATTTAGTATTTTTTAATTTATGTGATTCATCACAAATCACAGAATCAATATTCTTAATACTAAGTTTAGAAAACTTATCATTCATTTTCTTTTCATCTGATGGATTAAAAAATTCATAATTGACAATAACATATTTTGATTCTTCTATTGAATATTTATTTTTTTTCCAACCAATAATGTGTGATTTTGAATTACTAAATTTTTCAACTTCATCATGATAATTAAATTTTAATGAATTAGGTTTTATCACAAATATCTTATTATATTCATTCATTTCAACATAGGCTATACTAGAAAGTGTTTTTCCAGTTCCCATGTCCATTGATAGTAGGGCACTCCTAGTCTCATTCAAATATAATGCTGCAACTATTTGATGTGGATATAACTTTATATGATCTAAAAGATTTTTATGTACTTTATCT